ATTATCTTGCAATAAAGAAATTACTGAAAGATGTTAAGCAAACAATCAATCCAACACAGAAGGAATTGTTGTATGATATGCAAAGGAAATACATTGGTGGAAATACAAAGACATCAAATTGTGTTCCATGTTTAAAATCTGCATTGAAAGAGATGGAACAAATAGTTGAAGAATATGAAAAAGAATAGACTGAAACCAAAATACTACACAAACAAATCTGTCAGATCAAAGATTGACAGGATGTTGGAAAAGAATGCACGGAATGTTGCATCAAGTGGAACAGGATCAAAACATGATATTGGTGATGAAGGGGTTGATTTGGCATGGGAGCAGTTTAAAAAAGAGATCAAAGAAATTGATCCTGAATTTTATGACATGATTAAGTAATGGCGAAACTTGTACTACCGGTAAGCGTTGAAACAATTGCAACAAGACATGATGGATCTGTAAAGATTGTCATGGGGACATATGAATTGAATACTAAATCAGCTGTCAAATTATTTGATTTAAGGAAGACGGAAGCATTGATGTATCTTTCAAGTGAAAACATATCACAAGAAGAATTGGATGCGTTAGATGGCTTTAAATTATCATCTGAAAAGAATGATGGCAAAACACCATCGCAAAGATTGAGATCAGTTTTATATGTGTATTGGAAACAACACAAACAGAATGACATTGAATTTGATATATTTTATTTGCGATACATGAACAGGTTGATTGATCGTATAAAAGACAAACTTGATGCAGAAGCATACTAAAATATATATCAAGCACTTTGATTATTTTGGTGATGAATTTATACCATGTGAAATATGTGGCAAAAAAGCTGTTGACATTCATCACATAGAATGTAGGGGTATGGGTGGAACAGGCAAGGACAACATAAATAATCTGATGGCATTATGTAGAAATTGCCATATCACATATGGTGATAAAAAGCAATATATGGATATGCTGAAAGACAGACATAAACAAAGACTTGAAAACTACAAAAGAAGATGACAGAACACTATGATAAAATGAAGATTGAGCCGGTTGATTACATTGTATCAAATGAAATAGATTTCTGTGAAGGAAACGTGATAAAATATGTATCAAGGCATAAATCAAAGAATGGATCAGAAGACATCAAAAAAGCAATGCACTATTTACAAATCATTTTAAAAAGTCAGTACAATGAGCAATGAAGAAAAAGAAGAACAGAAGAAGAAGAAGAATGAAAAAGTTGCAAGGGACACATGGGATAATTGGATTGATGCAATGACTGATCAAGTTCAGCCGGATGTCTGTGATATTGATGATGAAGATTGTGAAGCATGTGGATCATAAATTGTGGGGTGGTGGAATTGGCAGACACACCTTCCTGTCCCGAAGGCGAAGGTAACAGAAATGTCCTTCATGAAAGTTCGAGTCTTTCCCCCACAGCAAACAAATAAATAAACAAAAACAATGAGTGAAAAAGTGGAAAATTTCAAAACACCAAGATTGCCGGATGGAAGGGTTGATTTCTTTACATTGATTGAAGAAGTATTTCCTGATCAAATAGGTGTTGTATCTTATGTAAAAGGAATATGCAAAGGATATGCACTTGATAAGGCAATAGAAACAGCATCTATATTTAAAGATAAACTTGAAAGTGGTGTTGAAGAATTGCAATTGATGGATGTCATTCCGGAAGATATTAGACCTATGGATGACATAATGACTTCAAAAGACATAAACTGATGGCAACAACAACAGCTTTCTTTTCAGTCATTGTCATTGTAGGTGTTTATCTATTTTATGCTTATTTAACTTTTAAAGATTAGATATGCCATTTGCAAAAGGGAATCAATTAGCAGGATCAAGAAAGGGTGTTCCTAACAAGGCAACACATGAAATCAGACAGGCATTTGAAATGTTGATGACTGACAATCTTGATAATATGAAGATATGGTTGTCTGATGTAGCAAGTGAAGATCCTGAAAGAGCATTGAACATTATGATTAAGATGGCTGAATTTATTGTGCCTAAATTACAAAGGACAGAAGTCAAAGCTGAAGTCACAGATAAATCAGTCACCATCAATTTAATTCCAAAGCAAATTGAACAACAAGATTGACATTGAACTATTTCCAAAGCAAGTACAATGCTTTAATTACCTAAATGATAAGACAACAACAGAAGTCTTATTTGGGGGTGGTGCAGGAGGTTCAAAAACATTCACAGGTTGTTTATGGCAAATTCAAAGAAGATTGACGTATGCCGGAACAAGGTCAGTAATTGGAAGGTCAAAGCTGAAGAATCTAAAGGCAACAACATTAAACACCTTTTTTGAAGTGGCACAAGATTTCTGTGGGTTGAAACCAAATGAACATTTCAATTATAATGCACAGGAATCAACCATCACATTCTTCAATGATTCAATCATATATTTGAAAGACTTATTTTTATATCCTTCAGATCCTGATTTCACTTCATTGGGTGGATTAGAAATCACAGATGCATTTGTGGATGAATGTGCAGAGGTGTCACAGAAGGCTGTTAACATATTAAATTCAAGGATCAGGTTTAAATTGGATAAATACGATCTTATTCCAAAGACATTGATGACTTGCAATCCTACAAAGACATGGTTGTATTCAGAATTTTACAAGCCATACAAAGAAGATCGAATGTCTGATCACAGGAAATTCATTCAATCACTTGTAAGGGACAACACAGAAATATCAGAACATTATATCAAACAGCTTGAAAAACTTGATAAGGTGTCAAGGCAAAGACTTCTGTTGGGTGATTGGGAATATAATGAAGACGATGCATTGTTATTTGATTATGATTCAATCCATGATATGTTTACAAACAAGTTGGAAGGATCAATGAAATATATCACCTGTGATGTTGCACGATTTGGAGCAGATAAAACCATCATCATTTTATGGAATGGGTTGACAGCTGAAAAGATTGTTTCATTGGCACAATCATCAGTCACAACAACAATTGAACAGATAAACAAGATGTCAATTGAAAATGGTGTTCAAAGATCACACATTATTGTGGATGAAGATGGTGTTGGTGGTGGTGTCAAGGATGGCATATCCGGATGCAAAGGATTTGTCAATGGAAGCAAAGCACTAAAGAATGAAAACTTTCAGAACTTAAAAACACAATGTTATTTCAAATTGGCTGAATTAGTCAATCAAGGAAAAATTGCAGTAAAAGACAAAGCACATAAACAAGCCATCATTGAAGAACTTGAAATCATCAAAAGGGATAAGATTGACAAAGACACACAGAAGCTTTCAATCATTCCAAAGGACACAATCAAATCATTACTTGGTAGATCACCTGATTATGCTGACGCACTAATGATGCGAATGTGGTATGAAGTAAAAGGTAATTATGGTGTGTATGCATTTTGAAAGGAAATAATAACAAAACAACCTTTAAATTTATAAGATGAAGAAAACATTTGAAATCACCATTCCAACAGATTGGTCAGAAATAAGTATCAAAAAATTCATCAGATACAATAATGCTGTCAATGAATTGGAAGATCAGCATCAGATAATTGTCAAGACAATAAGCACATTGTGTGACATTGATGAATCTGTGGTGGAGGTGATGAAGTTGTCTGATTTGCAAAAGATTCAAGGTAGTCTTCAAAAGCTGATAGGCAAACCAATAAATAAAGAGATCATCAACAAGATAGACATTGAAGGAACAATGTATGGATTTCATCCAAAAATTGATGAAATTACAATGGGTGAATTTGTTGACATTGAAACATTTGCAAAAGATAATGACATGGCAAAATTGATGTCTGTCTTTTATAGGCCAATAACAAAGACACAAGGCAACAGATACGATATTGAGCCATACGACATAGACATGCATGGTAAAAATGCTGATAAATTTGAAAACTTATCAATCAACATTGGAAATGCTGTTGCTGTTTTTTTTTGGAATTTAGGAAACGAACAACTTCACAATTTCCATCAGTCTTCAGAAAAGGAGGCAAACCATCAGCATCATCAAGTTATGGATGGTTTAGTGTAATAGATGGATTGGCAAATGGTGACATCCTAAAATTTGAATCCATCACAGAATTACCTTTGATGTTTGCATTGACAAAATTATCACTTGATGCAGATAGGCAAAGAGAAAGAGAAAAAGAAATGAGAAAGAAACAAAATAAAAGATGATCACTTACAAAGCTATTATTCAATATTTTGATGTAATGTGTGAAAGACATCAACAGATAAATTCTTTCACTTATGGTGAACTAAGTTTATTTGACTTGGAAAAATTCACAAAATATCCGGCATTGCATTTGACACCAACAGGAACAGCAATTGATGATCAGACAATCACATATGGATTTGATGTTGTAATATTTGACAGATACAACACATCAACAAATAAGATGGTCAATGAAGCAACATGCCTATCTGATGCATTGTTGATATTACAAGATATTTGCAAGGAATTGACTGATGGAAAATACTTCATTAATGAAGACACAAACATATCAATGGATATGCCAATTGTGGCCACACCATTCATTGACACACAGCCGGACAATTGTTCCGGATGGACAACATCATTTGAAGTTATAACACCAAATGAAGCGTCTGCATGTAATATTCCATATTACAATCCTGAAAGACAATTTCACACAGATGTCATATTGCCACCATCAGCACCATCAAACAATTATGTTTGGTATTCAACTATGGAAAAGCAAAGTAAGATGGGCAGTTCCGGTGAAACACTTACTTCATTAGCACCATTCATTGACAAATTAAGTGGATCAAACACATTGCAATTGAACGGAAGTGGGGTGTCATTTGATAGGGTTGAAAATGGTTTCAGATTTTTGGATGATTTAGGTTTCACAGATTGCTATTTAGAGCATCCAATATTGGCAAATGAAAATGGAATTTTATTTCTTAAAATAAAAGATTTCGGAAGGTATTCAATACAAGCACAGACACAAAGAATTTTGTCATTCGGAAACAATGATGAAATTAGACTAAATACAACATCATCCGGAAAACTTGCATTGTTTAAATTTGGAAGCCCTCCGGTGGAAACAGATTTCCCTGTCCTTCCTATGGATGGAACAAATGCATCGACACAGCTTAAAAGAATTCAACCTTTAACAATTGCAATTCAATTCACTTCATCATCTATAAAATTGTATTATTCAAATGACAGCTTTGCAATTGCAACATTGAATCAGACTTTAAATTTGACAGGTGAAGCATTTAGAATTGGATCAAAAGGAACAGGTGTATATACTGAATTTGTGATGCAGGAATTATTTTTCACTTCTGAATCCATGACAACACAGAACATCATCAACACAATGAATTGGCTAAATTACAGATGATAGGAAGCACAAAACAGGAAATGAATAATCTTGGTGCAAGGGTTTTAAAACTTGCAAGGATAAATCTTGGAGCAAGGCAAAAGATTGATGGCAAAATGCGTGTGACAAACAACACCGGATCATTGTCAAAATCACTTGGATTTAGGGTCAAACAAAAAAGATCAGCATCAGGTCAATTTGCATCAGGTTTTGATCTTCAATTTATTTCTTCAATGCCTTATGCATCTTTTATGGAACAGGGTGTCAAAGGATCTGAAAGCACAAAACCATCAGCAAAGAATTCACCATTTAAATTCAAATCAAAGAATCTTCCAAAAGGTGTTGTTTCAGGATGGATGGAATCAAAACCTGTCAGATTGCGTGATCTTGGAACAGGGTCATTTGTGAAGAATACAGAACAAGCAAAAAAACAAGCATCATTTTTAATTGGAAAAGCAATTGCGACAAAAGGATTGTCAGCAAGAAATTATTTTAAAGATGCAATTGAACAAGCTGTTCCACAGCAAGGTGGAAAGGTTGCTGTTGCAATGGCATTGGATTACATAAAAACATTACAAGCATGAGTTTATCAGTATATATAAATGACACCAAATTCAATTTAAGCACACAAATTAATTTATTTGGTGCAAGTATCACACCGGCTGTAAACACATACAATCATCAAGTATTGGTTGAATTGACATACAACCTTGCATCTAATTACACAAATGGTTCAATATCAAAAACTGTTTCATTTGTTCAGAAAACAGATGGAAATGGATATTGTCAATTTAATTTGTCAGATATATATCAGACAATTGTCACGCCTATGATTATGGGTGCAAAGAAATCAGACGTTACATCTTTTGGTTCACCATTTAGTAGGGATTCAATTCACAATTTACCAATAGAATCAGTCAATACATTCTACTTATTTTCATGGAGTATTTTGGAAGGGATTCATGCAACAAGTGAAGTTGACAATCAAGAATTCAGAGGAAATGCAAATGTACTTGATTTCAAATTTTATGAAATGAATTCAACAACAGCTGATGGAATTCCACAGAAAGATGCATCAACAGAAATAACAAAAAAAGTGTTTATGTTTTGGGGTAGAGCTAATGAATCAGATCCTATTGAAATCAATTTTGATGAATATAAAATGGATGGAATATCTAAAAAATTCCTTTCATCAAATTATAATTATGTAGATGGTATTCCAAATGTAAATATTGGAAAAGATGAATATCACACAATGGCATTTTTAAACAGGTGTCAAATAAATGCAACAGCTGAAACCGGATTTTTACAGGCAATTTATTATGATGAAAATGATGATGTACTTGGTAATTTGTCAATGAAACAAAATCATCAAACAGGTGGTTCTTATCAAGCAACAGCAACAGATGCATCTGCAAATTTAGAAGGGTTTTATTTGCATGGTGGTGTAGGTTTAAAAAACTTAGATAAATTAACTATAAATACACTATACTTTGGTACATTACCAAGCAATGTTTCAGGTGGTATTGATGCAATAAAAAGATACACAATCACAATGAGGAATGCAACAAATACATTGCCCATGTCATTGTCATATAATTTTAATGTTGTTGACTATTGTAATAGGTATGAACAATCAAGAATTGCCTATATGAATAGATTTGGTGCATGGGAATACATGACATTCAACAAAGAAAAAGAAAATGATCTTGATGTAAAAAGAGAATATATAAACAAACCATTGTTGTCAAACATTAGGGGCTTTCAAAGTTTAGGGGATGTATTTGTAGATTCATCATATCCACCAAATGTTGCAAAGCAAGGCAAAATGACAACATCTGTATCTGCAAATGAATCATTTACTTTGTTCACAGATAACTTAAAAGACTATGAAATTGACATGGTCAAAGACTTAATGATGTCACCACAAATTCATATCTTAGAAGGTGAAGAAGCAAAAGCATTGATCCTTGAAACAAGCAACATGAAGTTGAAAGGTGACAAAAACACAGGATTGTATAAATATGAATTAAGGTTCAAATATGCTTCACCAAAATACCGAACAACACGTTGATATATGGCAACACAGATAAGAGTAATTTCACAGGATGATGGTAGGGTTGTATATTTAGATTTGGAAGATGATCAACCGATCACAGCAAACTTTCAATTTAAGGACATACAAACCTTCAAAGACACAAAAGGAAGTCACACATTCAATTTCAGAATTCCATCTACGACAAAGAATAACATGTTCTTTGATCAATATTTTGAGGTGACTTCATTTGGGAATTTTAATCCTGCAAAAAAAGTTTCATGTACTATTGTAAAAGATACAATTGAAATTTTAAATGGTGATTTGCAATTGACAAATGTGATTAGGTCAAACAGGAAGATGACACATTATGAATGTGTTGTTTTCAATAGTGTGGCTTCTATTGGTCAAGCATTGAAAGGTAAGTATTTGACTGAATTCAATTGGAGTGAATTGAACCATACAAAATCAATGTTGAATGTTCAGAAATCATGGGGATCAAATGATGCAACAAACCTGAAACAAGGAAATGTTAGATATTCATTATATGACTATGGACAAAGTCCATTTTATGGTGGTGATTTGGAAGGATCAATTCAAACTCGTGAAGGAGCAATAAATGTAAACACATTAATTCCACAAGTAAAAGTCAAAAAAATTCTTGACATTATTCTTGGACAAAGTGGTTTTGAATATACATCTGACTTTTTTACCACAGGCATATCTGATGGTACAAAATTATTTGTTGATGCAAACAATGGTGGCGAAGGAACAACACCTACAAATAATCAATATTATAATGTTGTCACATATAGTAGTGGAACACCACAAACAATAACCACAGAAAGATTTGTCACAATCATAAACACAAATACATCATCAGCTGATTACACAAATGATGCAGGATTGTATAATCACACAACAGGAGTATATACAATTCCATCATCAGGGTTCAGCTCATTTGATGCATCTACAAATTTGACATTCACAACATCTGAATCATCTAACTTTGGAACATTTGCACCATATACAGGTGCAGAAATATACGTTTCATTAATATACATTGATCAAGATGGAAATGAAAGAGAGCATTCTCAAAGTAGAAAAACAAAGCTTGAAACAGCAAATCAAATTGCAGGAACATCAGGGAATTATTACACAGGTGTTGTTGAATTTCCACCTACAACAATTTCTGTTCCTTTAAATGTCACAGATTATTATTTCCGATTCAATGTAAATGGGGATTATTTCATTGCATCAACAGGAACAGAAATATATTTAAACAGAGTAAAAACATCATTTAAACCAAGAATTGGGTATTTTGGAAATAAGTATGCTGAATTTAATGGTGATTTGGAAGTGAATTTCAAATATGCATTTCCAAAAATTAAAGCTTTAGATTTCCTTACTTCACTTGCAAAGAAATTTAACCTTGTTATTATTGCTGACCGATTAGAGCCAAGAAAGCTATTAATAGAGCCATACAAGGATTGGATTGGTCAAGGTAATGATTTAGATTGGACAGGTAAATTGGATGAATCTAAGGATGTTCAATTCAAACCTACTTCACATATTCAGTCTAAAGAATTAGTTTTCACAGATGATAGTTCTTCAGATAACATGAATGCATTGTTTGAAAAATCAGCAGGCAGGGAATATGGATCTGTTTATATTGACAATGCGCAAAATGACTTTTCAACAGGTAAAACAGAAGTAAAAACAATTTTTAAACCGGTTGTCACTACTTACATTCCATACACAACAATGAAAGGTTGTATTTGTTATGAAGGTGAAGGTGAAAATACAAAGAATTCTGAAGGAATGAGATTGTCATATTGGAATGGATTTGGATATTCAGACAACTATTCAGATGTCTTTTATTTGACAGATAATTTTGAAGGAACAAATCCATCAGTTTATGCTAATTATCCACAATTTTCAAATTATTCATCATTAAATCTGTATTCAACTACAAAGTGTCTGACTTTTACAGGTGAAAATTCCGGTGAATTGGATGGGCCATCTATATATAAAGGAACATACAACACCTATTGGAAATCATTTTTGGAAGAAACATATTCAAGGGATGCAAGGTTGTTGATTGCGCACTTCAACCTGTCTTCGCTTGATATTATGACATTGAATTTTAATGATGTTGTAAAGGTTGAAAATGAGTTTTACAGGATTAATAAAATACAGAATTATTCATTGGTTGGACAATCAACATGTAAAGTTGAATTAATCAAAGCACAGGCAACAAACATCATTGATGCAGATGGTAATGAATGTAATGTTCAGGTGGAAAGCTTCAGTTCAGGTGGACATGTAAATTTCATAAATACAAGAACCGGATTGCCGGAAACAGTTTCACAATCATGTTGTGAAGCATTTGGATATGAATATTTAGCTATAAATTCAACCTGTTATTCAAGGAGTGTGTCACCAATTGATATTTCATCACCTTCAGTTTCCGTCATTCATGCATCTGATTATGATGTCGGATCAAGTGGGACAGGATTGTTCACATTCGCCAATGGAATAGGAAACACATTGACTGATCATGCTTTGATTAATGGTGCAGGAAATGACGTAAGACCTTCACCAAAATCTGTTGAAATTAATGGATCAAGGAACAATGTGAGTGGTTCAGTTAGAAATGTCCGAATTGATGGTGATAATTCTGAAATAAACCCACCAAGATTGCAAAGAAAGGATGTTGTTTCAGGGGTTGACAAATACATTTCAATAAATCAAACATTTAGAAATGTAAAAACAAAAGGTGACAATGCATTTGCAATTTCATCCAATAGTGAATTCACAACACCAGCACCTAAAGATTTAGGAACATTTTATCCTTTTGTAAGTGGCAAAGGGTCATTTATTTCACAGGGTCTTGTTGTGGCAAATGGATATTCTTATTTTGGTCAAGATGGTACATTTGCACATTATTTAACACCACCAACAGATCCATATCTTTCATACAATCAGCAGGGTAATAGCTACATTCAAATTCCATATCCTTCATTAATGAAAGGTGAGTTGAGGTTGTTTGCAACACCAACATCCATTGATGAATCTGATGAATATGTTGATGAAACATATGAATTTGAAGTAAACAATCAAACTTCATCATTGACACCTGTGACATCATTGACAGCAGTATCAGGAAAATCAAATTCCACAGCAGGATATTCAGGATTGACAATTTCATTAGAAACAGCAATCACAAAAGGATATTTTGAAGGCACAACATACAAGGTTGTCAATGATGGTATGTTTGCACTAAAGGTGAATCAGGCAGGAACATCAATTACATCACCATCACAATATAATGTTGAATTTGATTATAAATTAATAAACAGCAAATCAAGACAAAGAAGTTTTGATCCGACATCAATTACATCTCAGACATTATCTGTATGGCTTGATGCAAATGATTTGAGTACAATTACATATTCATCAGGAACAACAATTAGTTCTTGGACAGATAAATCAAACAGATTCACAAGCAATAGTTGGACACAACTAAATCCAACCGGAGCAAATGCAACAACAGGAACATTTTCAAATGGAATGAAACATGTGTATTTCCCATTTTACGCAATTCTTGGAAATTTCAATTCATCAATTTATAATTTATTAAACAACAGCAATTGCACAGCATTTATTGTTTCACAAATGCAACCAAGATCAGGGCCAGCACCAAATAGGGGGGAATTGATATTTGGAACAGGATATACAACACCAAGTGGAGGGTTCACAAATGATGCACAATCACCATATGGTATTGGGTATGATTCAACATCTTTTCACAATGGATCGTATTCCGGAACAACTCCATATTATGCAAGTCTTGATGATGTTGATCCGAATGATTTGCAAGTGAATATAGGTGAAAGAAATTTCAATGGATCATCACCAAGTTTTGATCAAAAAATTACAGATCAAGATGGCAATACAGATTCAAATTTAAATGCAACAACAAATGGATATACACCACAATTATGTATGGGTGGTTTGAAATATTATACAAGTACCGGTTCATTGTGGCATGGTAAAATTTGTGAAGTATTACTTTATTCATCAACAACTCCAAATGCTGCATTGACAACACAAGAAAAAGATGAGGTTACAAATTACTTAAAAGCCAAATGGCAAATCACATGATTAGATTAAAAGTAAAAACAGAAGATCAGGTAAATACAGAAAAATGCAATGTGATAAATTTCACAAATGTATTTGACTTTTGGAAGGGTGGTATGCATGTCATTCCGGCATCAATTAAGAACATGCACTTATCAGATTATAAAAACAATAAATGTTTATCATGGTATGAAAAACAACAGATTCATCATGATACATTAATGGCAGAATTTAAAAAGATATTCGGATGGCAGAACAAATAGTTGTTGACATAGAGTTTAAAACAAATGTCAAACAGATTTCTAAAGATCTTAATTCAGTAAAGGATTCATTGAAAGAAACCAATGATGAAATGAAAGATATTAAGAAATCATCAAAGGGATCTGAAACAGCACTTGGAAAACTTACAAAAGGATTTAAAGGTTTTGGATTAGCTTTAAAAACAACAGGTGTCATGCTTATTGTTGAAGCATTTAAATTGCTCAAAGATGTGGTGATGAAAAATCAAACCATTGTTGATGGTTTATCTGTTGCCACAGAAACTTTGAGTGTTTTATTTAATCAAGTCACTTCAGTCATAACAGACATTGTTTCAGCTGTTTCAAAGTCAACAGAAGGATTTGATGGCCTTGCAAAAGTCATGAGTGGGTTGTTGACATTAGCAATAACACCTTTAAAAACTGCATTTTTTGGAATTACATTAGCAATTCAAGAAGGTCAGCTTGCATGGGAACAATCATGGCTTGGTGGAAAAGACACAGATAAAATTGAAGAATTAACTGCAAAAATAAATAATACAAGGGATTCACTTACAGACATTAAAAATGATGCAATAGATGCAGGAAAAGACATTGTGACAAACTTTGCTGATGCGGTCACAGAAGTTGCCACAGGTGTCACCATAGCTACACAGACAGCTGTTGAAGGTGTTAAGGATATATCTGTTCAGTCAGCTATTACCACAGGTCAAGCATTAGCAGACGCAAAGAAGAATCAAGAATTGCTTGAAATACAAAGACAACAACAGCAATTGCAAAGTCAATTAGATGCAGAAATTCAACGTCAAATCCGTGATGATGTATCAAAGACATTTGAAGAACGTATTCAAGCGAATGAAGAACTTGCTAAAATTTTAGACAAACAGCTGAAGGAAGAAAAATCCATTGCTGATGAAAGGGTTCGTATTGCAAAATTAGAACTTGATACAAATAAAGATAACATCCAACTTCAGGAACAATATCAAAAAGCATTGTTGGAACAAGTTGATATTGAAGAACGAATTGCAGGGCAAAGATCGGAACAACTTACAAATACAAATTCCTTAATCAAAGAACAAGAAGATGCAGTCAGGGAATTGTCACTTGCAGGAATGACAGAAAGAGAGCAAGAACTTGAAGCAATGCGACAGGATTATGAAGCAAAAGTTGATCTTGCAAGGAAGACAGGTTCTGATATTACAGAAATCACAAGACAATACAATCAAGAAATTTCTGATCTGAATGATACACATAGACAGGAAGATCTTGATTCAGACAAAGCATTGAAGGATGCAAAAGATAAAATTGATGAAGAACAATTTAACAAGCAAAGACAAATGCTTACAATGGTGGGTGATTTGTTTTCAGAACATACAGCCATTGCAAAAGCATCAGCATTTGCAGTTGCAACAATGGACACGTATCGTGCTGTGAATTTAGCTTTGGCATCATCACCACCACCATTTTCATTCATTCAGGCAGGGATTACATTAGCAGCCGGATTAAAAAATGTAAAAGAAATTTTATCAGTTAAAACAAAGAAACCCGTTTCAGCATCTGTTCCATCAGGATCAATTGCTTCAGGAGGTGGTGAAAGAGGAACAGCAAATGAAGAACAATTGGTTGATCTTTCAAACACACCTTCAATGGTTGAGCAATTTAATACAGCATTTACACAAGATAGACCTGTCAGGGCTTATGTATTGGAACAGGATGTGACAAATGCACAGCAAGTAAACACAATGATTGAACAAAATTCCACATTATAAAAACAGAAATCATGACAAAAATAGTTGAATTAATTATTTCAGAAGAACAGAAAGAAGACATGGATGGTGTCTTTGCGATTAGCTTAGTAGAAGATCCTGCAATTGAAGAATTTTGGGTGGCATTAAACAAACAAAAAGAACAGATTCAATTCACAAAGGTTGATGAAGATAAAAGACTTTTAATTGCTCCGGCATTAGTCCCGAACAAACAGATCTTCAGACTTGATGATGATGGTTCTGATTATCATGTGTTCTTTTCAAAAGAAACAATCAAGAAAGCATCTGAATTGTTTATGAAAAGAAATCATCTTCAGTCGGCAACATTTGAACATGAAAAAGAAGTTGATGGATTGTGTGTTGTTGAATCATGGGTCAAGGAATTTGAAATTGACAAATCTGTAAAATATGGCTTTGAACATTGTCCGGTTGGAACGTGGTTTGTTACAATGAGAGTTGACAATGATAAGATATGGGACAAAGTCAAGAATGGTGAAGTTCTTGGATTTAGTATTGAAGGGTTCTTCACAGATAAGATGCAATCACTTTCAAAAAGGTCTTTATCACAAGAAGAAACAAGAATAAATCAAGTGAAAGAATTGATCATGAAATCGGAAGAAGAATACCTTGCTGATTATTCATGGGATCAATGTATTGCAGATCAAAAATCTGATGGTCATTCACAGGATGTTGCACAGAAAATTTGTGGAGCAATTAAAAACAGAACTATTGCATCCAAAGTTGTTCCACAAGTGAAGGCAATAATTAAGGGCGAAAGGAAAAAAACAAAATAAAATCTTTTAACTATTAGAAAAATCTAACTTTTCAAAACAGATGGAAAATATTTACAAGCAAATGAAAGATCTACTTGGATTCAAAGAAGAACTTTCAGAAGTACAGGAAGAAACAAAAATGATGGCTGAAGCATTCCTTGTTGATGGTACAACAATCAAAACTGATTCAGATAGATTTGAAGAAGGTTCAGTTGTATTCGTAGTAGGTGAAGATGATGAAAGAATGTCACTTCCAACAGGAACATATGAATTGCAAGATGGTGCAGTCATTGAAGTTGTTGATGGTGAAATCACTACTTTGAAATCACCTGAAGCATCTGAAGATGCAGTTGAAGAAGATCTTTCATCTGAAGTTGTTGAAGAAGCAACAGAAGAAGTTGAGGCATCAAAAGAAGAAGAAGATGTGAAATCTGAAGGTGTTGATCTTTCAAGCTACATGACAAAAGCTGATGGATTTGAACTTGGTAAGATGATCACAGAAGCAATTGAATTGCAGATTGCTGAAAAGATAGCTGAAATGACAGAAGCACACAGCAAAGAACTTGATGGTGTAAAGAAGATGTCAGCACAAAAAACATTTAAACATACACCAAATGCACCAAAGGTTGGTGAGGTGAAGAAGGATTTATCACAAGACGAACGTATATTCGCAATTTTTAACAAAGCTAAAAACAAATAAAATGGCTGATAATAAACAACACAATTTCGCAAACCCAACACCGACATCTACTTATGCCGGTGAATTAGCACTACCATACGTACACGCAGCTGTAATATCAGCACCTACATTACATGGTGGGAATGTAACACTATTAGATGGTATTAGATACAAAGCAATCATTCCGGTGATGGCATTTGGAGCAGGAGCAGGCGCATTGATCAAGGCAGGAGCATGTGACTTTGATACAACAGCAACAACAACCTTGACTGAAGCATCTTTGGACATTACTGATCAAATGGTAAATCTTCAACTTTGTAAGTCACAATTCAAGACATGGTGGCAAGGTGATGCATACAGCATTAATTCAGGTGTCCCTGATGACTATGCTGACGCAATTCTTTTATATGTTGCTAAATTTGTACAGGCAGATATTGAAAACAACATTTGGATGGGTAATGCAACAGCATCCGGTTATACAGCTTTTAACGGATTCAAACAATTATCAGGTAACACAGCAGGTGCAACTGAATTGGCAAACAACATTGCAAATCAAGGATCAGTTATTGCAGGATTGCAAGAAATCATCAATGCAATGCCCGATGGTTTAGTTGGTGACTATGAGAATACAAACATATTTGTGAATCCTGCGACCATTTCAGCATACAACCTCGCTGTTGGTCAGACAGGTGATGGTTACAATTCAGCTGTTGCAAACGCACCACAAACCAAATTTTTAGGGTATAAGTTAGTGTCAGCACCGGGAATCAAAATCGGTGAAGCGTGTCTTGGAAACAAGAACAATTTGTTTGTTGGTATCGGAACAGCTGATTCCGATTCATTAGCACAGGCAATTGACATGACACCATTGGATGGATCAGATAATTACAGAATCACTATGCGATTCGGAATTGGCTGTGCAATCGGTGTTGTGGCTGATGTTGTTTGGTTTAAGAATGACGCATAAATAATTGAATATGAAGGTGGTCTTGATTGATCACCTTCCATTCATTAACAAAATAAAATAAGTAGTAATGGCAGGATGTACAATAACAAGTGGTAGAGGCTATTTTTGTGGTGGTCAAGTCGGAGGTATCAAAAAGATATATTTGGCAAACTATTATGATGCAGCAAGGCTGACAGGTGTCACCACATCAACAAATGGAGTAAATATTGGTGCAGTAACAGCATTGACAACAGCAGACACAAATGCATTGACAATGTTTGAATTTGATCTTGATAGACAATCATCTTCCTTTAATCAAACTATTTTGACCGGTAAAGGTGGAGCAGTTGCATATCAATCAGAATTTGAATTTCAGTTGTCACATGAATCTGAAGAATCATGGGCAAGAATGCAAAACATTGTTGAAGGTTTATGGCAAATGATAGTTCTTGACAATAATGGAGTTTATTATTTGGTTGGATTGGAAAATGGTGTTGAAGTAACAGGTGGAACATACGCACATGGTGGTGATGTTGCGTTTGGTGATTATGTTGGATATGTAGTAAACATGACAGGTGCAGAGCCTGTTCCGGCATTTAATCTTTCAACAGCAAGTCCATTCACTTCATTTTCAAGTCAGTTGACATTGTCAGCAGAACAATATGACACAGCACAGGTTTAAAGATTAGTTTTTTTGGTTGATACGAAAAAGGGGTGATGGAGGTATTTCATCATCCTTTTTTTATTAAATTTATATTATGAAGCTGAAACAAAAATACATTGGTTGCATCCTTCACAATAAAGGAAATAAAATTCTTTTATCAGAAGTAATGGATGAAAAAAAATTCAAAGCTTTGCAAATTGAACAACCACAATTGTTTGAAGAAATAAAGAAAAAGAAATCTAAAAAGGAGGATTAAGATGTTGCATTTAAGATCTTCTAATGGGGTTCAGAATTTGTTTTCAATTGATGTGTATTCAACAAGGGTTTCATCATCTATAAATTGCACGGATGTATTGTCACCAAATGCACAATACACACCAAATTCAAACATGAACACAGCATTTGCAACATACTATGTTGAATTGATTGAACAGGCAACACAGAAAAAATACTTTAGTCAACTTGGTGAAATATATGCAGAAGATAATTTCCCAAGATCAAAACAATTCTTTCTTTATTTAGATGATATAACACAAACATTTCACTTGAATTTGACATCTGAAGGTTTATATGATTACAAAGTATTTTATGGATCATATGGTGCAACATCTTCTGATTCACAGCTGATCACATTGGAAGTAAACAGGGGAATGGCATTGGTTCACAATGACAACTTTGTAAATGATCATTATCAAAATTCACAATCAGGGGTGACACAAGTTGACATTCCTGCAACAATATCATACAATGGCTAAAAAAGACACATTTAATTTTGGTGCAATGGGTTCTTCCTATGCATTGACTGATTCATCAGAATTTGCAAAGAGGGGATCAGATTTCATATGGTATGGAATTGACAATCTATTTCCACAACACACCATTGACTTGTATCAAAATTCAGCCACACACAATGCACTTGTAAATTCAATATCATCATGGATATATGGAGGGGGAATTGATGCAGACAACAAAGAAAGACATGCCGAAGATTGGGTGAAATTCAATAAGCTGATAAACAAAAAGATCGGTAAGAATGACATTCAATTGATGTGTATGGATTTGAAGCTTCATGGAGGGTTTTATATATCTTTTACATATAGTCTTGACAGATCTGAAGTTGTTGACATGGAGGTTTTACCTTATGAAACAATAAGGTCAGGCCATGTTGATGAAGAAGGTGATGTTGATTGGTATTATTATTCACAAGATTGGTCAGCCGGAAGTAGGGCAAAATACACAGAATTAAAATCATTTGATCCAAAAGCAAAATCAGTTTATCCGACACAAGTATTATGTGTCAAGATGAATTCTGTTGGATCTTATTATTACCCAAAACCTGATTACATTGGTGCATGGAATTACATTGAACTTGATAAGAATGTTTCACAATTCCATTTGTCACAAATTGAAAAAGGATTAGCACCTTCATTTGTAATCAACTTTGCAAATGGTATTCCACCAAGACAGAAACGTGAAGAAATAAAAAGAACCATTGAAGAAGAACTTGCAGGATCTACAAATGCAGGTAAATTTCTTTGTACATTTTCAGATGGTAGAGATACAACACCTGAAATCACACCTGTTCCATTGTCTGATGCAGATAAACAATATCAATTCCTTTCAGAAGAAATCACAAAGAAAGTGATGATCAGTCACAGAGTTGTTTCGCCAAGATTATTTGGTGTAATTGATTCCGGTGGATTGGGAAATAATGCTGAAGAACTTCAGACAGCATCAGCATTGTTTGAACAGACAATCATTGAACCATTCAGGGATGTTATTATTGACGCATTAAAAGTATTAATGGCTGAAAGTGGTATTTCTTTAAATTTATATTTCAAACCATTTGATCTTTTCAAAACAGAATTTGCAGACACAGAAGCTGAAACAATCAATGAAGAAGTTGCAACAGAAGTGATTCCAAATGCAGATGCAACAATAAGTGAAGAAGCTGATGGCATGGTTGAAGATGTTGAAAAGGTTGACGCATCATATAATGGCGCACAGATTAGTTCAGCAATTGATATTGTTGCAAAGGTTCAGGAAGGTGTCTTGAATGAAGCACAGGCAATTGTGTTCTTGGTTCAGTTCCTTCAGTTGCCGGAAGAAGTTGCAAAAGGGTTCTTTAGTAAAGACACAGAACAATTGCTTTCTAAAATATCCAAAAAAAAAAAGGATGATAGACCATATCTGTCTGATGAATTAGGGTCTTATTTTCTTTCAAAATTAGAAGGTTATGCAGAAAAAAATGATGAATCTGCATGGGGTTTATTAGCTGATGAAGGTGATGAAAATTCTGATTTAAAAACAATAAATCAAATTGAAGATAATCTTCAGAATTTTGCTGTCAATAAAATGCCTACAAAATCAATGGCAGATCCTGATCAAAAATCAAGCGAAGGTGACACCGGTCTTTATAAAGTAAGGTATTATTATTCAAAGGTGAATAACACACCAAATGAAAATGGCAATAAGTCAAGGGAATTCTGTGAAATGATGATGGCATGGTCAAGACAGGGCCTTGAATGGAGGCTTGAAGACATAAATAAAATGTCTGATGAAAGCATCAATGGACAATTTGCAAAAAAAGGATCATCAAAATATGATTTATTTGAATATAAAGGTGGGTGTTATTGCAGACATGGATGGTTAAGAAGAATATATTTCAGGAAGCGAAGTCCGGATGGAACATTCATGCCTTCAGACGGATTGAAAAATGAAGTAAGAGTAGGAAATAATCCATTCATAAAACAGAAAGGAACAGAGGCCATTGCACCATACGACATGCCTAACTACGGAAAATTGAACCCACCATTTAAAAAAGATTAATTATGGCATTAACACCACAAATCATTTTTATAAATGAAGATTATGTGAAAGCATATTCACACATTGATGGATCTGTTGATTCAAAAGATATACTTCCATCAATTATCCAAGCACAGGATTCACAGATTCAACCATTATTAGGTACAGACTTGTATAATGCACTAAAGACTAAAATACAAGGTGGAACAATATCAGGAATCTATGAAACCCTGTTGAATGATTATGTCCAAATGACAACATTGAAATGGACATTGGTGCATTACTATCCTTATTTGAATCAGAAGATTGCAAATGGAACAATTGGATCAAGGAATGTTGAATCAATCACACCATCTTCATTGACTGATGTTCAAAGCATGATAGCAATTGAAAGAACAAATGCACAATTTTATTCAGAAAGATTAATTGAATATCTTCAGAACAATGGATCACAATATTCTGAATATAATTCAAATAGTGGTGCAGATATATTTCCTGAAACACAGACATATTCAGAAGGTGGATTGACAATATCCGGAAGTGGAAGAAGCAACAGATTAAAAGATTGGAATTGTTGTGGGTAGAAAAAAAGGTTGTTTAAATAATGATCAAGTAAAGCAATTGAATAAAAAATTGCTTGAATTGTATTTGAAAAAAAGAAATGGGAAACAAGGTAAGTGAATTGATAGGATTTAATTCAGTTAATGTATTTGCATTAGGAATGTCATTGACACAAATAGAAAGTGTATTGACTATATTAGTCTTGTTTTCTGTATTGGTTTACAACATCAAAAAGATACGACATGAATAAGCTAAAATATTTTAGTAAAAAAGAATTTGTTTGTGATGGTGAAATATGCTTTGATAAGATGTCCAAAGACCTATTGAAAAAACTTGATCTTGCAAGGGAATTTTCAAACACATCATTCAAGATCACATCTTCATGGAGATCAAAAGAACATAATTCAAAGGTCAATGGATCAATAAATTCAAGTCATTTGAAAGGTCTTGCAATTGACATCTATTGTGTTGATAGCGTTAAAAGATTTCATATATTAGATGGGTTGATGTTAGCAGGATTCACAAGAATAGGAATTGCAAAGAATTTCATTCATGCTGATGTTGATGAATCAAAACCACAGGATGTCATTTGGACATATTAATAAAAACAATTATCATGGAAAACGGAATGTTCTTGGAAATTTTAGTTGGATTAATGGCTTTTTTAAAGGTCGTATTCAACTATGTAAAAAGTGAAAAAGCTGTTAGAATATTTGGAAGGGTTGATGACATCATAAATTTCTTTGTCAAAGACAAAGTGAAAGATGTATCTGATGATCAAGAATAATATCATAAAAAATGCAATCAAAATCCTTCCTGATTTATTGCGTGATAAGAACAAGAAATGGTCAGCAAAAAGAACAATAAGTGGTGTTCTTGTTTATGTCATTTCTGATCACCTACAACACAATGATATGTCATGGATGGTTGTCGTATTCACATTTGTTTCATTACTTCCTTTGTGCATGTCATTCTTGGAAGGCAAATCCTGTCAATGTAGATAATGCAGTTTAGACCAAGATGGGATCAATCTATGATTCCATACATCAAGCAATTCAGACAGCTGTCAAAAGAACAGCAGATGCATCTATTGAAGATCATGTTGTCTTCAGATAAGATTGAAACATCTGAAAATAAGAAACACCTTAATGTAGTTTCAAAGAGTAGTTCAAGAATTAAAACTTTGGAACAATTACTTGACACAGCAAAAGTTGATCTTGATACATTTCACGTTGACAAATACAACATCAATAAATGGGAGGTGTCAGCACAGATTGATGGCAGGATGGTCACAGAAGAACTATTTCAAGTCAAAGCATCATTAATAAGAAATAAAGCGATACAGGAACGCAAAAGAATTCTTGATGAATTACATCATGACTTCATTAATCATCAACCTAAAGCCATAAAAAGGACATCAAGGGGTGGTGATTACATGCTTGAAATAAACATATTTGATTTGCACTTTGGAAAACTATGTTGGAATGGTGAAACCGGTGAAGATTATGACACAAAGATTGCATCAAAAAGATTCCATGATGCAATTGATGATCTGATCACAAAAGCACAGCCATATAAACTAAAGAAAATCCTGTTCCCTATTGGATCAGATTTCTTCAATTCTGACAATCACAGAAACACCACCACAAATTTAACACCACAAGATGAAGATTTAAGGTGGATGAAAACATTCAGAAATGGAAGAAAGTTGATTGTGGAAGGGATTGAAAAGTTGATGCAGATTGCAGATGTTGAAGTGGTGGTCATTCAGGGAAATCATGACTTTGAAAGATCATATTATCTTGGTGATTCAATTCAATCATGGTTCAGAAACAATGACAATGTCAATGTCAACAATGATGCAACACCAAGAAAGTATTTCAAGTTCGGAACAAATTTGATAGGATTGACACATGGTAACAATGAAAAGGTTGCAGAACTTCCTTTGCTTATGGCATCAGAAGAAAAAGATCTGTGGGCCAATACAAAATTCCATGAATGGCATCTTGGACATTTACATCACAAGAAACAATTCCAATTTCAATCTGTTGCTGAACAGAAAGGATGCACCATCAGATTCATGCGATCATTAAGTGGAACAGATGCATGGCACAATTTGAAAGGATATGTGAAGAATGTACAATCAGCTGAATCATTTATTTGGCACAAAGATGATGGCCTTGTAGCACATCAATTTTTTAATATATGAACATTGCTGTAAACATAGATTTCATAAAAGGATTAGTTGTTGGAATAAGGCATTTCGATCCGGAAGAATATGCACCTTATTATGAAATACAGCTGTTTATTTTAATATTTAGATTCAACATTTACATATTTCCAAATCAGGAAGAAGAATAAATTTCACCTTTTTTTTGAAATACATTGTCAAATAATTTGGACAATCAGTAAAATGTTGTATTATTGCAGGGTAATCACAACAAAACTTTAAAAAATGAATTTAGTAAAACTAAAAAGAGAAGCTGAAATGATGTATATAAATGGTATGTCAGAAAACAGAATTGTTGAATTTGTTAATTCAAAAGAAGATAGTTCAAATGCTGTAAAAAATATGTTAAATAAAATTTTAGGCAAACAAGTCTATTTGTTGAAAGAAGGAAATGAATTCTTTGACATATTTGTTTCATCAAAAGATATTGCAGAAGATTGTGCATTGACTTATAACGCAACAATAATAAAAAGAATTAGATAATGAAAATACTTATTCAAACCTACAATAAAATCAAAAAACAATGCTAAGAAACTTTGAAGAACAAACATCAAAATTGACTGATCAAGAATTGAACATTGCTGAAATAGTTAAAAAGTCATTAAAAAAATACAAAGGAAAATCACATTCCATTGCCGGATCAAAGATCTGTTCCGGATTTAACAACAATACAGAATTTAGATTGACAGGTGTCAGGTTAAGAAAAATTATCAATTATTTAAGGAATGAAGGTGAACCAATATGTAGCACATCAAAAGGATATTTTTATCCTGAAAACATTCAAGATATAAAAGACACATGCATATCACTTCAGCAAAGAATAGATTCACAAACTGAAATTATCAATCAACTAAAAAAACATATATGAAACTTAGACTGACAAAATCATTTAGGGTGAAAAATTGTGAAACAAAAAATGCATTTGCAATTAAATTCAGAAAATCAGAATTACAATTTGTATCAAAAAAACATTGCATGATGATACCAATTGAACCACAAGAAATGCATGAAGGTTTGAAATGGGATATTTTGATTCCGGATTGGATGATTGAAAAAAATGAAGAATTGAAAAGTGTATGTCGGTACATTTATGACTTCAATAAAATGAACAATAACAATACCACAGATATATGGAATCAAGAAAAGAATTTTTAAGCCGGATGCATTTACTATCCAATGAAATCAAACAAAGCCATTTAAACGATGATAATATATTTCCTATGATAGAATACCAATTGAAAGAAAGGGAAAAGGAAATGATCAGAAACATCAAAAGACAGGTGATTGCAAAGATGGAATCAACAATAAACAGAAAGGTGTCATCACAATGGATTGTCAAAAAAGGGAATGATAAATTCCTTGAAATCATTGAAGATTTGTAAAACATTTTTAACTATATTGCACATATTATCAACCAATAAAAACCAAAAAACATGTCAAAAGTATTTGAAGAATTTGTTCAACAGGTGTTCGGATCAAACCCACACCTTTATGAAGAAGCAAAAAGAATTGAAGCTGAATCTATTGAAGCACAATACTATGCAAAAAGAAATGAAATCAATCCATTGGATTCAACAACAGATGAATGGAGTGAATTCGGCAAACCTAACACTAAAAATCAACCATTAAAACAATAATCATGGCACAAGGAATTGTAAAATCAGTAACACCGAACGGAACATTTGAAGGATCTTATGGTCTGATGTATAAATTTGAAATTGAAATTGGTGAACATGTAGGTGAATATTCATCAAAGTCAAAGGATCAAACAAAGTTTGTTGTTGGTCAACAGGCTGAATATGATTTCATCGGTGGTAAATATCCAAAGATAAAACCGGTATATAACAAACCATTTACTTCAGGGAATAAATCATTCAATGATAATCCTGAAAGACAGCTGATGATTGTCAAGCAATCTTCAATCAAGGTTGCATCTGATTTGTGTATTGCTGAAGGTAAAACAGATTTAAATTCTGTAATTGCCAAAGCTGAAGAAATCATCAAATGGGTAATGGCTGAAAAGAAAGAGGTGAAACAAGAATTCACAAAGGTACAACCAAAAGATGATCTTCCATTTTAATTATGACATGGACACCTAAAAATAAAGCTGAAGAATTGTTCAAAGATTTGTTTTACACAAAGACAGATATGGCGAAAGGATTAAATGTGTCAAGGCAAACCCTTGATGCATATCTTTCAGATCCAAATTTGATGAATGCACAGATCAAGAAAATTGCAAAATTGAAAAGGGTTTCAGAACTTAGATTGTTTAAATTAATAAACTACTGATGGAACATTCATTTGACATTCACCTTGCTTCTGAAATTGGTCTTGAAGAATCTATTATGATGAAACATATTGTGTTTTGGATTTCAAAAAATAAGCACAATAACAAACATAATCATGATGGAAGAACATGGACATACAATTCTGTATCTGCATTTGATGGTCTATTTCCTTACTTCACAAAAAGTCAAATCAGAAGAATTCTAAAATCACTTGTAAGTAATGAATTTATCATTGAAGGGAATTACAATTCTGCAAAGTACGACAGGACAAAATGGTTCGCAATTGTAGATGAACAAAGATTTGTTGATTTGCACAAATGCAATTCTTCAAAAGCACAAATGGATTTGTCTAAACAAACAAATGCATCTGTCGAAACCGACAAACCTATACCTTATACTATAACAGATAATAGAACAGATAGTAAACACATATATAAAATGTCTGTGGACATTTATCACAAATTCTGTTTATCAAATATGGATGCACCGGCAAAGATTGATGGCATACAAGGAAAGGCATTAAAATCCATTTTAAGCTACCTTAAGCAATTATGTAGGCAAAAGGGTAAGGAGTCAGAAGAAGATGTCTTAAATGCCTTTAAATTCATTTTTGCGAATTGGTCAAGGTTGGATGAATTTCTTCAGAAGCAAATTAAATTGTCACAGATAAATAGTAATTTACCGAACATCATTCAGAACCTTAAAAAAACAAATAACCAAAAAAACATAGCTGATGACATCCTTGCAAAATACAAATGATAATTTCTTTGCACCAATGCATCCATCATTCAATAAAGATGTTTTGAAACTTGATATGAATGGAATCATTAAAATAGCACTTGAAGACAAACCTGTATCAATATACAAGTCATATAAAATTGCTGAAGAAAAAACAATTGACATGCTTATGCTGATGTTGATTCAATTTCAGAATTTTTACAATTGCAAATCAAAGATGGACAAACCACAATTGGAAGAAACAGCGTACATTTTAATACAGCATTTTAGGCATTTGAATTATTATGATATTGCCATGTGTTTGAAACAAGCAAAATTGCACACAAAAATATATGACCGGATTGATGGTGGCATGATTTTAGAACTATTAACAAGATACGACATTGACAGAACCGGCATGATTGTAAATGAACGTGAAAAACAGAAGGCACAGCAAAATGCAGAGTGGTCAGGTCTTGGCAAAAGATCTTCAGAAATAACAATAAAAGATTTATTTAGACATGAGTAAAGAATTAAAAGAAGAACGAGAAGCACAATTTTTAAAAGATCATTTGATGATACCATCTTATGATTCGTATTCAGAATGTTGCAAAGAAGCATATTCAACATTAATAGGTGTATGTCCTAAATGCTTTAAAGAAGCAAAGCCACATGAAGATTTGTGGTTAAAATTTCATCCAACAATGAATCCATATGAGGAAACAGAATGAACATGATCTTCAGAAGTCAATCATCAAATACATGAAACTACAACATCCAAAAATATTCATTAATGGATCTATGGGTGGTATATACATCAAACACCATTCACAAAGGTTGAAAGCAAAACAATGTGGATATAAAAAAGGATTTCCGGATCTTTTCATTTATGAACAAAGAATCGTTGATGGTGAATTGAAAGGTGGATTGGCCATTGAATTAAAAGTAAAAGGTAATTATCCAACAGAATCACAAAAGAACACATTGCAATCTTTGAATGATAAAAAATTTCATGCACAGGTTTGCACAGGATTCGATCAGACAATTGAAGTGATTGAATGGTATATCAATTCAACCATTCCTGAAGTTGAAATAAATTATACAATTAAAGAATGAAAATAGTCAATTCAATATCAGGTGGAAAAACATCTGCATATATTTCTGCAAATTATAAAGCTGATTATGATGTTTTTTCATTAGTCAGAACAACAGACATAAAATGTGTTTATCCTGATTCAAAAATAAGACAATTTGTTTCAGACAAAATTCAAAAAGAATTTATTGGAACATTGGAAGATGATATGATAATCAGAACCATGATTGATTTAGAGCAATTTATCGGAAGGGAAATCACTTGGTTGTCAGGAAAGACATTTGATGATATTACAAAAAATTATCTTCCAAACGTGACACAAAGATTCTGCACAACTGAAATGAAACTAAAGCCAATGTTTGAATGGTGGAGAAACAACTTCAAAGAACCTGTAAAAATGAGAATTGGCTTTAGGGCAAATGAAATGTCAAGAGCAAAAAGAATGGAATCTAAACTAAGTGAAAAAGGATTTAGTACATTTAAAGCAATTTGTGGAAAATCCAAAAATGGTAAAAGAAATAAATGGAAAGAATATGAATGGCAAAAACCTGAATTTCCATTAATTACAGATAGAATATTCAAGGATAAAATTGTAAATTATTGGAAAGACAAGCCTGTGAATTTTGCATACATGAATAATTGCATAGGGTGTTTTCATAGAAATGAAGTTTTATTGAAATTTATGTCAGAAAAACATCCTAACAAATTTAATTGGTTTATAAATTCAGAAAATTCCAATAAAAATAATTTAAAAACATTTAAAAATGGAATTGATTATCAAACAATAAAAAATTCATTTAAACAAATCAGATTGTTTGAAGAAGATTTTAATGAATGCGATTCAGGATATTGTGGTCTATGAAAAATAAGTGGCATCCTATTGAATGGATCTATAAAGACTATAAATATTTTCTTGGATTTGCAATCAAGCAAACCAAAGACAAAGATCTGTCTGAAGATTTAGTTCAGGAAACATTCCTTCAATTGATGACCATGAATCAACACAAATTGCTGATCATCATAGATAGTGGAAAAATCAAAACATACATTTGTAAGGTCATGATGGTGAAATACTTTTCATCAAAGTCACAATTCAATAAAAAGAATGTTCAGTATAAAAAGAAGAAGATCAAATCTGATCAAATATTTTTGGAACATTTAGTGAATAAGAATGTGGAAATAGACAACACCACAGATGAATATGTTGATTCATTACACAAAAGAATTGACAGCTGTCTTGACACCTTTGATGATTATGATAGAAAATTATTTCAACTTTATTATCAAACCGGATTGTCTGTCAGAAAATTATCTGAAGAAACCGGCATCACATTCAAATCAATTCAATACACAATTGAAAAAGTAAAAAAGAACATCAAGGAAATAATATGATACCATTTAAAGCTGATCAAGAATTATCAAACAAAAGGATTTCAATTTGTGAATCCTGTCGACATTTCAGAAAGAAAACAAGGACATGTGGAACGGCAGTTGTTGGAAATAAGGTAGGAAGCAAAAGAACATGTGGATGTTTCATGGATGTCAAAACAAAATTAACTTTTTCAAGGTGTCCATTTTCCTATTGGGGTGTTTCACAAGTCGCTGAAAATGATTATCTTGCAATAAAGAAATTGCTGAAAGATGTTAAGCAAACAATCAATCCAACACAGAAGGAATTGTTGTATGATATGCAAAGGAAATACATTGGTGGAAATACAAAGACATCAAATTGTGTTCCATGTTTAAAATCTGCATTGAAA